TGAAAATCGTTTAAAAGCCGCAAAGTTGACGAAATATTTTCGTTAATATTAGTCAATAGCGCATTAGAACTATCAATAGAATCTTTGATATTCGCGAAGTATTGCGTAGTGACTGAATTCAACTGTGTGAAGTGTAAAACTTCAAAATTAGTCATATTCTGCAGATGGGCTGAATTTTGGCCCAGATGTGTATAGGAGATTAAGCTCTTGTGGCGACATGACTGAAACGCCAACATCATCAGCAATTTGCTGAAAAATTTTATGATATCTTCCTCCATATGTAAAAGCTACATAAGAGGCAATTTTCTCTCGAACTGAAGTATCACTCCACGTAAATGCACCAAGCATCTTATCATTATCACCCCAACAGGGATAATATCTATTTGTACGTGGATCACGTTTGATGGTAGCGCCACAAAACTGTAAACCTTCGAATTCGTCAGACACTTTTATCTTTTCCTTTGGCAACCACATACCCAATCCAGCATATATATCTTCTTTTTGTTGAGGAGAAATCTCAATATTTTCGCCAACCAATCTGTCATCACCATAGGTTATCATTGAATAATAACTCTTACGTGTGACATCAAAAGTCGGTATATCTTCAGAGAAAATCTCACCATTGTCTAGAAGGAATTTTGCAATCTCATATGCCTTAAGAAAGGTATTTGCTTTGGCGTTCAAAGGCGTAGTATCTGCTGTACCACTTTTATTTCCATGTGTATGCCTGACGACATAGCCATCGGGCATTATCTCGAAAGAGTAAATCGAGTTATGGACGATGTTGTAATACCTCATTTCATTGAGGGCAGTTTTGTCTTGAGCACGTAGGTTGTCCCAATCCATTTGGTATATTTCATACATAAGTCGCGCAGGTATTGTACCATCGTAACGTTTAAAATCCTCTTGGATCTTAAAAGTATAAGGTCTTAACCGTTTTAGACTTTGATGAAAACCCCCCAATAAGGGGGACCAACCCATTTTGCTCTCATGGGTCCACCATCGTTCTTTCATCATAGTGTGATCTTCTTGTTGAAAACGCAATTTACAAACTTGAAAGGAGTCATCCCAGCATAATATTAATCTGCGGTCCTTCGCTTTAATCTTTGCGATAGCAATGGGCTCGTCTTTCAAAAAAGCATATGCTGGAGAATATATTGGCTCTCGGCCCATAGTCTCCCATAGTTTGATGGTTCGAGTAGGATAAGCATCTCGGAAATCTTGTGATGTCTTGTAATTGAGTATACCAGGCCAACCAGGCGATTTCTCAAGTGGTTTTACAACCTCGTATGCCTCTACGACTCTACGAGGAGGTCCTGCATATTCATCCCTCATTACAACTACACCAGCCTCCCAGGCTAGCTCATTAATTTTCGAACCCTGCGTCTTGAACTTTTCAAAAGTGTTGAGGTATTCTTGATAACCCCAACCACTACGTTGATACTCCAGTTCTTTCGCATTAACGTCAAGATGACGATTTATGCAAATAAGAGTTTCGATGTCGGGTACAGGATCTTTCTTGTCGTAAGTTCTATGTATTGGAACTCTTCCAGCAACTTCAAAACCTTCAATATCTGAACAATCAGTATAATCAAGCATATTTACAAAGCAATATGGAGAGTCTAACGCTACATCATAGCCTTGTTCAGGCAGTGGCGGTGGCATCGGCATGTGAGTCGCAACTAGGATGTCAGCTGATTTTGCAGATTCTTTGGCAATCTGATGTGATAATGCTGGCAATCCTTGTTCTCGCATTTTCCAATCCCTCCACTGTAGTCG